CGCGACCCGCAGCCAAGAGGTGATGGAGAACCTGCCGTTCGAGATCGTGGGATGGAAGCCTCAGTTGACGTTCACCACCGATCTGGAGATCGGGGCCAGCCTAGGGGCCCTGGAGGCCTACGTCAACAAGGACGGCACGTGGGTGGTCAAGCCCGACTAAGCCCTCTCAAGAGAGCAAGCCCCACTACCCGAATTGGGTAGAAACAGCCCCAAAATGGGTATTTGCTTGACGCTGGACGCCGTTTGGGCCAGAATTTGAGTCAAATCCGAGGAGGCTCGATGGCCGTCACGTTCCTGAAGACCAAGGGTGGCAAGATCACCATGGTCCCCCGCAAGCTCGCCGCCGATACCAAGATGGTGGTGAACGACGTTCTCACCACTGAGGACGAGTTCAAGGACCTGTACTGGTCGGACAAGAACTCCAAGTGCGTGGTGTTGGAGCCGCCGTTCCCGCCGCGCACCCTCTACGCGATGGCGGCGCGGAACAACACCCTCCTTCAGTGCATCAGTGCGATGGAGGTCAACATCGCCGGCACCGGGTACGAGATCGTTCCCACTCAGGAGAAGGCGGAGGAGGCCGCGGCTGCCGACAAGGCCAAGGCCGACAAGACCAAGTTCGACAAGGCCACCGTGGATTTCGCTGAACGGGAGCGGGTGAATGGTGAGGCCGACAAGGCCAAGCCCGACGAGAACGGGAATATGCCCCCACCCCCTCGGGCCAAGGAACAGCCCCCGGAGGCCCCGAGTACCGAGGTGACGGCCGAGGAGAAGCTGAACACCGACCCCGAGAAGATCGCGCTGGAGCAGTTCTTCAACGAACCCTTCCCAGGTCAGAGCTTCACCATCCAACACCGTCTGCTTCAGGTGGACCTGGAGACCATTGGCAACGGCTATCTGGAGATCCTCCGGGACGGCACTGGGGAGGAGGTGGTGATGACCCGGTGGCTCGACGGGACGACCATGAGGCTGGCCCGTCTGGACGACCCGGTGCCGGTGGAGAAGTCGGTCGAGCGTGGCGGCAAGGAATTCAAGGCCGAGGTGATGATGCGGGAGCGCCGCTTCGTCCAGAAGGCGGGGACGACCCTGCTGTACTTCAAGGAATTCGGAGCCTCCCGCGATCTCGACCGGAAGAGCGGAGAGTGGGCTCCGAAGGGGACGAAGCTCCCGCTGGATCAGCGCGCGAGCGAGGTCATCTGGTTGACCATGGAGCGCGATCCCACGACCAGCTACGGGGTGCCACGGTGGATCAACCAACTCCCGAGCGTCCTGGGTTCGAGGAAGGCCGAGGAGTACAACCTGGAGTTCTTCGACTCGGGTGGCATGCCGCCCGCGGTGTTCTTCATCCTTGGAGGGGCGGCGACGCCCGACGCCGCAGAGCAGTTGAAGGCCTACCTTGCCGGCGGGGCGAAGTACAAGCACCGCGCGGCCGTGGTAGAGATCCAGAGCACGACCGGGGCCCTGGAGGGGTCGGGCACGGTCAACGTCAAGACCGAGCGCTTTGGGGACGCCAAGACCTCAGACAGCCAGTTTCAGACCTACGACAAGAACACGGAGACGCACGTGCGGGGGGCCTTCCGCTTGCCCCCGATCTTCCTCGGGAAGGCCGAGGACTACAACTTCGCCACCGCTATGACGGGGGTGATGATCACCGAGGAGCAGGTGTTCGAGCCCGAGCGCGAGGAATTCGACGAGGTGATGAACAAGAAGGTCATCCGCGCCCTCGGGGTCAAAGGTTTCGAGTACAAGTCGAAGGCGATGAGCTTGAAGAACGCGGAGATCATGCTCGCCGGGCTGGCGCTCGTTGGCGACAAGGTGAGCGGCGAGGACCTCATCGAGGCCGTGAACGAGGTGACGGGTCTGACCTTGATCTTCGATCAGGAAACTGCCGACAAGGCTGCGAAGGAGAAGGAGGCCCAGGCCAAGGCTGCGTTTGGCGGCACCGGAGCCCCAGGACCCGGACAGGGACTACCGCAGCGTCCTTCGGCTGGTGGAACGAACCCCGCGAACCCCTTCGGGGCGAAGAAGTCCGAGGCCCTGTCCCCGACTGAGGTGCTGACCCTAGCCGGCCGATGGGCCCAGGCGGTGGGCCTGGAGGACGGCACCGACCCCATGACAGAGGTGGAGAAGAAGCTGATCCTCAAGATCACGGACGCCCTTCCCCCGAGCAACCGGATTTTGTTTGATGCCATGGTCAGTAAGATGACGTTCTCCCGGACGGCACTTGACCCGAGCGGTCTGGCCAAGATCGCCGGGTGCGCGGCCCGCCACCTGCACTAGGAGGCCACCATGCCGATCAAATCCTGCACCCTCCCGAACGGAAAGAAGGGATTCAAATGGGGCGACCGTGGCAAGTGCTACGCGAGCCGTAGCGACGCCGTGGATCAGGGGCAGGCCGCCCACGCGGCCGGCTATAAGAAGGCCGCTGCCGGGCAGGTAGCCCTCGACGGAGGGATCGGGGTACTCAACCCCGAGGTGAGGCCGCGGAGGTTCCGCCGGGTACCTGCGGGGTGAGCCATGGCCGTTCAGGCTGAGGCGTTCCTCGCCATTGAAGGCGGGCTCACCGAGCGCCTTCAGCGGACGTGGAACACCCTGTCCACTGACATCCTGGCGGCCGTTCGCACGGCAGTTCGCGCGGAGGACTGGCCGGCCGCGGTGGCCGCGGCGAAGACCATAGACCTCAGCCCGATCTTTGAAGCCAATCGGGAGTACATCCGGTACTCCCTCTACAGTGGGATGCTCTACGGGGCGACCCGGCTGACCGACGACCCCGACCACACGACCATCGTGGAGGGGAGGTTCGACCACGTGATCGACAAGCTGAGCGCTCAGATGAAGCACAGTATCCTCGGACCCATGCAGGAGCGGGTGCGGGAGGAGCTTGAGGAGGAGGTACGTGCGGCGGAGGAGAGCGCGCGCGCCGATGCCGCGGCGGTGGTGAAATTTGACCCCGATCAGCCCCGGGACGAGCAAGGACAGTGGACGACCACCGGGGCCACTGAGGCCAGGGAGAAGGTGCGGGGTCTAGACGCTCTGCAACGGTACGGAACGGACCCCGTGGATCAGAAGGAAGCCCATTTTGACATGTCGGCCCTGTACGACGATTGGTACAAGAGCACTGATGCGATGGAGAAGGACGCCATTGAGTTCTACCAGGGGGCCGGTTATGTGAGCATGAATTCTCTTCTTCGACACGGCTATATCCCCCCGGGTGGGATCGGGTCCGAGGCGTTTACGCGGAGCGCGGTCAAGGAAATGGACGAGGCCCTGGACCGGGCGGGTGGTACCCCCGAGGAGATCACGCTCTACCGAGGGATGAGCGTGCCCATGGGAGAGCGGTTGCAGGTGGGGGAGGAATTCACCGACAAGGGATTCGTGAGCGCTAGCCTCAGCCCTACAGTAGGAGCGAGCTTTTCCACCGACCCCTACAAGACCGTCATGAGGGTCACGGTCCCCAAGGGGTCCCGAGGGGCCTACCTAGACGCCCCGGTGAAGCAGGGTTACACTGCGGAGGTGGAGTTTCTTCTGGGGAGCGGCACGCGGTTCAAAGTGGACTCCATCGAGGAAGGTGTCGAGATCAGTAGAACCACCCTTGGTGGGAGCAAGATCAAGGCCAAGGTCTACAATATCCGTGTGGTCGCCCAGGAGACCAGGGGCCTGGACTTCACCACTAAATCCCATCAGGTGGACATCACCACTGACTCCTCGAACAACCGGTTCGTTGCTGCACGGGATGACGTGGAATTTCACGGGAAGAAGACGAAGAAGGCAGAGCGCCCGCTGGTCCAGCCACTGACGAGCTTCCGCGATACCGGAGACGCCCTTCTTCAGATTATGAGCAGCCTCAACACCTCCCGGGTGGCGAGCTTCGGATTCACCAGCGAGGCCCAGGTGTTGGGGATCAAGCGCTACAGCGTGAGCGAGCAGTTGGACATCCGTACGTGCCCCGTATGTCGGGAGATGCACGGCCGGACGTTTGAGGTGCAGGATGCACGCGAGAGCCTGGACGACATCATCGGCACCGATCCCGAGGGCCTGGAGGAAGTACAGCCGTGGCCCGGGCAAGACCGCGCCAGCCTGGAGGAGCTTGCAACCCTCAGCGACGACGAATTGGTGGAGCGGAACTGGCACATCCCGCCCTACCACCCGAACTGCCGGGGCATCCTCGTCCCCGAGGGTAAGGTGTCCCCGCTGCGGCCGGAGGAGGACGCGGAGAGCGCGTTCCCCGTGCCGTCCGACCAGTACCTCGCGACCCTGGAGAGCTTTCGGGAATTTGGCCTCGGGGCGGACGCCGAGACCCTCGACATCTGGAACACACTCGTGGGTGTGGAGGTGGGGGCGGTTCTCGCGGGGTTCCTTGGAAAGGAACCCGCCCAGATCCTGGAGGAGGTGTTCAACCCAGTGACCGGGGCGAGCCGGGCAAGCCGCGCGG